GGTTCTGATTCGGGTTCGGGTTCAGGTTCGGGTTCGGGTGGACCTTCTGGCTCGGGTTCTGGTTCGGGTTCGGGTTCGGGTTCGGGTTGTGGTTCGGGTTCTGTAATTTCTTGTATTTCTGAGACATTTATTTTTGCCTGGGCATAATCACCTTCTTCTCCGGTTGTTGAAAAAATGAAATATTTGGGTTGATCCCAATTCGTATCAATGGTTTTATATGGATCTATAATAGTGGTGTCCCACTTCTCGAGTTGGTCATTTACATATGATAAATTACTTACAATAGATGATCTATAACCGGGAGTATATTCAACTACTATATTTAAAGCAAGTGGTCTTACACCATCTCGCCAATAATAAAATTCTCCCACAAATGAATCGGGTATTATAGAATCTGATACTATGTTTTGGTTTTCATCTAATAGTTTTATATGCATTCCTATAAGGTGTGTTGCATTTCGGGGGTGAGTTGATGAAAATAAGTATAATGCATCTATGTCTTCTATTGGTATATCAGCCCCAAGGTCTATAAGAGTAAATCTTTCATCGTAATTCCCCGCTGTGTTATCGTATCTATCGTATGCATTTGTGGTGTTATTTGTAAAGTCTTTTCCTGTTCCAGTACTATCATCTACGGTTGTTGGTAGTGCGTATTCGGCGTTATTAACATATAATTTTAATTTATCTATAGAAAATGTATTGCCGGTGTTAGTTCCACTTGGTAATCCACTTATATAACTTGTATTAACCTTATACCATACTCTATGTCCACTTAATGTTAATTTTATGTATCTTACATTTCCTGTTAGAGTTATAGGTGTTGGTGGTGCTGTTGTTGGATATGAATATGTATATCTTTGAATTGTATTAGTAGTGTCGTAATATTCAAGTGACATCAAATTAGCGCCAGTGTTTATGAGTTTCATTGGCATAGTATGATTTATATTGTTTGCTGTTCCGCCGACCATTGCTGTTGATAAGTTTGTATCAATACTAAATACATCATTATTCATATGCAAGACTATAAAACTATCAAAGACCGCATCATATCCATTTGTAAGAGATTGTAAATCAAAATATTCATGTCCCGGTGAAAAATCAAAAGCATCGTTTACAGAACTTGCCGCAATAATAATTTTTGATTTAGAGTCCACATTTGTAATATTAATATCAAATCCTGTGTTAGGAGCCGTAAACGTATATGGATTACTTGTTATAAATCCGAAATACGTGTTATTGTGTGTTTTCGTTCCGCCACCTGCACCATTAACATCTAATCCTCCTTGTATGTTAATGTCTTTATTTAATACGGCATGATGAGAAAGTGTGGTCGATGAATTAGGTTCACTTCTAATATCAAACGTTAATGCTTTGATTTTGTTGTTCACATTGTTTGGTACAATCTGGAAAGGAGTTATTACTGTATTAAATACTTCAACGATACCAGCATAATCTGTATTAGAGTTTGTTATATCATCTTTTGTTTGATATGAACATACTATAACCTTATCTCCTGCTTCGTTAGATGCTAATCCATGACCGAAGTAATTTCGGTTCCATGTTTGTTCTATTGAAGTAGATTGTATTGTTGATATGTGAATCCATAAATCTGTAATAGGATTGTAATCATAAACATTTACTTTTCCAAGATTATTGTATGTTGATAAACCCACTATCATTCTATTGCCATCATAACTCAATACAAATGAATTAAGTCCAAATCCCGTTGGGTATGATGCAGATTCATAGCCTTTTTCGCCGTAAACGGTTTGACCTTTTTGAACCCAACCAGATGGAGTTTTTCTATATGTTTCTGCGTAACCTAGGTACTCATCGTATCTCCATCCAGCAAATCCAATAACGGTTGCATCGCTGTTAATTGCAATTGAATTATTGTCGCCTATACACGCAAAGCCGGCATCAGACTTGCCTTCAAATGTATGATTAGAACTCCACGCTTTACCAGTTATAGTATCAGTTAGTGAAAATACTTCTATCCAACCGGCTTTATTTACACCTTGACCACCACTCTCGCGGGCATTTGCACTAGGGCCACCGCCGATTAAAACCAAACCATCATCACTTAAACAAACACTACCACCCAAATGTTGGTCTGTATTTGAACCATATGCGTGACCGTTTGATGTCCAATCTGTTCCATCCCATTTATATACCCATATATAACCATTGTCGTTATTAGTAGAAACTGCTACATTTTGGTCAAGTTGTCCAATAGCAATCGTATTTCCTGATAAATCGAAATCTATTGCATCCATACCAAAAAACCCATTAGTGTTTCTTATACCACCAGCAATATGATTACCCATTAATTCCCATGCTGGTCCAGTTTCATATAGAGCCAGTTGTGCAATCGATTTTAGATTATCATCATTTGCTTGTGATATTCTTAGTCGATAATATTTATATGCTACAGTGTTAGATATGACGTATGATTTCATGTGTTTTTGTGTAAAAACCGAATTATATGTAATTTCTTCCCATGTTGTTACGTCGGATTGTGTATCTAATACTATCCAATTGCTATCGTCATTTGAGCCTTCGAAATTCCATGTTTTGGGAGCACGAATAACATCTCCTGGATGGCGTGGCCAAATCCTATACATAGTTACAACTTTTGAAGTTGGAAATTCAAATTTAAGCCATTCTTCTTGACTACCATCTAATGATAGCCATGTGTCTTCATGATTAAAGGAAGAATTATTGAATGCGGTGGGTGGATCCGCATAAATTGATATAGATGATGATGCTGTTGCTACACCTTCATCCCCACCGGTTCCTGTTAATCCTCCTGCACCAGCAATGGGTTTGTATCCAACCTCATTCCATTTGTAGACACTTACGAAACCAGATCTTGATAGTTCGTCTTTTAGTGTACCTGCATACGATGATATTGCAAGACGATCGCCAGCTTTATTTAATTTAACTCGCAATGCGAAGAAATCATTTCCTATTCCAAATAGTTGTTGGCCTTTTTGTATCCAATCATTAGAGGCGCTATCCCATTCAAATATTCTTGCCCTTCCTATTCCATATGCTCTCGCTGCTTTGCGTGTGGCCTCATCGCCCGAGGTTGAGATAGCTGCAACAATCCCCGAGCCAATTGCTATAATGTTACCAGTATTGTTCATACTTACTGTTCTTGTTCGTTCTTTTTCGTTTGTATACCCTCCTTTTTGATTGTCACTGCCTAAAAAAACACTACCATATTTATTAAAATAAATAGGACTGTAATCCATTTCTGGTTCTGGTTCTGCTTCTGGTTCGGGTTCTGGTTCTGAAGATGCCGAACCTTCAATCCCATATGACGATGCTATTGTGCTTGTATAATACATGCGTACCATGCCTTTATTACTAGAAGCTGGATCATGGCCAACCATCAATGCATCTCCTGTTGCATTTAAACGTACTTGATATGCGAAATTTGATATACTATCATCAGAAACACTTCCGGTTACATAATAAGAATTCGTATAATAATCGAATTGATATGTATATATTGTTTTGTAGGTGTAATAATTTGTGACTAATATATCACCTGTCTTATTCACATCAACATTTCTTCCAAAATATGAATATTTCGTACCATTTTCAGCAATTCCATTGGGAAGTGGTGATTCGATGGTTATTGCTTCGTAATTACCCAAATTTATTTTTTTTTCCCACTCAACTAATTCTGTATTAGTAATACGCGCGTTTATCTCTTCCACGACTTTATTTCTTAAAACTAAAACACCACCAATGTTTGAGGTGTTGTTTGGGGACTTCATTCTGGCGCTTGCAATCACAATAACACTTCCATATTCATTACATGCAATCTCTTGTCCTTGCCACCATCCAGGTGTGTTATCTGCTCTTCCCAAATATCCGGCATGTCTATTACCATCATTTGCACCAACGTATTCATACGCGTTAAACCACGATGTTCCATTATCTAGCGACGCATAGATCTTTACTTTATCGGTTCTCATAGTAAGTGCAATTACATTACCGTAGTTATTCATACACGATGAGTATCCACTATACATATTTGTACCGGATGGTTGCTCAATATGACTTTTATATTCCCAAGTTGATGAACTATTATTCCAATCAAAAACCCATATAATACCTCCATTTTTTAAATTAAGACCACCATTTGCAGTACTTATTTTATCTTTACTACTTCCTACAGTTAATCTGAGTGTAGAATTATATTCTGCAATTGAATGCGAATATCCGAAATAATTTTTATCATTGGCGATTGATGGTGGTCTTACTACATCGCCCTTTAAATTATAGTTTGAACCATCCCATTCATAAACATACACAGCACCGCCATTGTTTTTTACAGTGCTCTCTCTGGGGTCTCCAGTTGTTATATATTTGCCATCGGGTGATATTGTTACTTTGTGTCCATATTGATATTCGGCACCATTCCCAGCCGCAGTAAATTCTCCATTCTCGTTTCTTGCTGCAACAGCGGTTTCTGATTCCAACATTCCTCGTAATGACCAAGTATTATCTAATGCTTGTTCGTATACATAAATACGCGCGTATACACTTGCACTGGCTGCTTTCCCACCAATTACAAGAATTCTACCATTATCGCTAATAGCAATATGGTCTCCTGCATAATCTCTTACATCAGTACTGCCGTGGGTTGTGATAGATCTTGTGCCTTGGCCACCTAAGTAATCTGATCCCCATTTAACCCATGCTATTGCAATTTCGGGTTCTGGTTCGGCTTCGGGTTCGGGTTCGGGTTCGGGTTCGGGTTCAGGTTCCCACACAAAATCTGCAGTAGGAGGGAATGTTGCTGCATAATTTCTATTATCTCTTAAAATTATAGCATCATCAGCACTAATGGCATAGTCATAATATCTGAAATATATAAAAGTACCATTAAAATGATCATTTACTGCTTCGGTACCTAGGTAATCAATACCACTTGTATTTCTTTCCCAAAAACCCCTGCATCCCAAAATATGTAAATTGCGGAGATCTTGTTGTGGGAACGCATAGTTGCTTAAATTAATTGTATGGGTTTTGTAGCTATTTAACGTTGCTCCATTTGTTCCATTACATCTGCTATTATAACACGTCATAGATCTATTGAAATGACTATAACTTATAACTGTATGATGCCAATAACCATTGTTATAATTATTAACGTTATTAAATACAAAGTGATGACCCTTGTCACCATTACTGTCAGTAGTGTTTTGATGGGTCGATACCCAGTGATATAGTTTATTACTTGTAACTTCTACACCGATTTGATTACCTAAACCATATTTGTCGTTTTTGGTGCAATGTAATAAAGAATTATTAAAATTCCATAAGAACGCACCATTCGATCCTCCACTTTTATAAATGTAATATTCAATTGAAAAATCTGAACCACCCATTTCCCAAGGAGTCAAACTAATGTGACCCCAACTAGATATTTCCACACCATTGACACCACCAGTTGATATACCACTCCATACTTTTTCAACACTATTTGGGTATATATGATATGGTGGATACAAAGGATCATTTATTTGATCCGAACTCGCTACTAAATATGCTTTTAATCGTCCTTCTAGTGTTTCTATTATTTCACTTTTACCCGTGGAATTTCTGAATTCAAAATCATATTTGGGTGGTTGTATAGAATTTAAAAGCCACCCTCCTGGTCCAGGTGCCACAGGCTCGGGTTCAGGTTCGGGTTCAGGTTCGGGTTCTGGTTCGGGTTCTGGTTCAACACCGTTTCCCCATACATATATTTTAATACTATACAATATTACACCACTCTTAATTTCATATATTCTAAGAACATCTCCATCTTGGAATTCCGTTGCGAATGTCTCAATTCTAGAATTGGTTTCTGAAATAGAATGTACATCAGTGCCGTTAATAGAAACATGACTACCTGGTGTAAGCCATCCAGAATCACCGGGACCTGGCCACGTATCTCCGTATACAATTACTACTCTTCCGGAACCCGATAGTGTAGTGGTGATTTCACCTTGATTAGTACTACCGTATAGAAATGTTGGATAATTAGGAGGAACATATGAATTTTGACCCGTATATCGGAAATAATTATATGAATGAGTAAATCCTGCGTTGGTTAGCATACTTTTAAATGTAGCGTCATCGGTGATTCCCTCAAAATCTAATGTGGTAATAGACATGTGTTAATATATATATATATATTGAGTGAATATTTTCATAAAAACTATACTAACACGAATTAGTATAGTTTTATGAAAAAATCATTCTAATATCTTATACTAGAATGATTAAAAACGATAGTAGTCGATTAATTTATTATATAAGAAATAAAACTAAGCGACCGACAATTGCGAGAATTTGTTTTATCACAATTTTTAACATAATTATCAAATCCAGTTATATAAATAAAATATGCATTGGCTATTGTATTGTATATGGTTGTAATTAAAACTATATAGATTAGTATTATTCTCCAATAATCTTGAATATATTTTTGAGTTTCTTTAAAATTTATCCCAAGAGGATTCCCCATTATTATATAAATTTACAAAAAATTTTACAACCGTTTTCCACCCTTTTGCAAAGAAAATGCATTGTATACATTTCCCAATGTTATTAATTTTACATCGTTTTTATGTTCCTTCAAATATTTGTTTAAACCTTTTCTTACTATTTTTTTTGGATCAAATAAATGTTCTACATTTAATGCTTCATCACGCTCTTCTTCGCTACAATTATTATGGTCTTCTTTAATTTTTTCTATGATTTCTATTAATTTTTCTAATATGTCGTCTTTTATTGCTTCATTTAATAGGTCATTTGTCATTGGTTCTCTAATTTTTGTATGACCAAATGGTTCGAATCCTTTTACTAAAATACTATTTTGTCTGTTATTTTCATGTTCTATATTTCCATAGCGATCATCTAAAAATATGGTGTTGAATTTATTGTAGGTTTTTCCAAATGTTAATCCATCATTTTCTCCAAAATATTCGTCTTGTAATTCATGTCTTTTTTTGTCGTTCCATATTAATTCCAAATCTTTTGGATAATTTATTCTATAATCTTCTTCAAACATATCTTCTTCGCCCCAACGAAATAAGAACATATCTTCATCTAAGTTGAATTGTTCTATTAAAGCTGCCATTATATTTTTTGCATATTCGTTTTCTGAATATGTCCAAAGTGCGATTTTTATTGCAGGGTATTTTTTTCCGTTTTTTAATTTAATGTCTGTGTTATGTTTATTAATATATTTGAAAAATCTCTGCAATCCTGGTCTAAATAAAATACATTGACGGTTTTCTTCGTTATTTTTGTATTTAATTTTTTTTTCTAGTGCTTCTTTCATGGTGCTATCTAGTGATTCGAAATATTTGTATGCATTTTTATTAAGGAATTGAATTAATGTTTCATCAATATCAAATACCACTAATAACGGATAATCAAATTGTTCCTTTTCCTTTTTGATTTTATTTATTTTGCGCGTTTTTTTTCTGAGTTTTGCTTTTTGATTTTCTGTCATTCTGGGGGTTCTGGGGGACGTTGGAGTTCTTGGTGGTGTTCGTTTTATTTTTAATGTTCTGCGGGTTAGCGTTGAACGCGCCGTTTTTTGTCTTTCTGGCCTAGTTTTATAATTATTAAATTTACTAGATATAGATTCTTGCTTTTTAGCCGTGTTCATCATATATTATAATTATATTTTATAAAATATGAAAATTAATATACTTATTGTGCAAGATCGCCACCAATAACAACATTGTTTGTTCCTTCTCCGAATGAATATAGGTCATTATCTACAGTGTGAGGTAGAACACTGGCGGTCATTGGAAATTCGACAGGAGCAGTATTCACCACACGAACTACATTACCAGAACCAGGTGTTTCTACAATACACGAAAAGGGTCTAACGAACCCATCTTCAGTATATAGTTCCACCACCTGCTTGTTGTTATTTGGCCCTTGCATTAGTTCAATGCGGGCGTTTAGTGGACGACCATCGGTTTTTAGATGAATTTCTACCGAATTTACCAGAGGATCAAATGGATATGTGCGGAGAGCGCCGCCTTGGATTGTTGACGCAGATTTAATAGATTCGGATGTCGGCATTTCTAGATTTTTAACATTTACTTTGGCCGCAAGTGGAAATTCAATTTGTCCAATGTTACGAATAGCGATTGTATTAGGTCCACGGGGAGTGGCAATTATTGCACTGAATGGACGAGATTGTCCGTTTTCAACATATGTGCGAAGTTTGCATGGTGTGTTGTCAGGCCCGTGCCATAGTTCTAGGTCGGCGTCTAGTGGTCGCCCTTCTGTAGAAAGAACAACCTCTACGTGTTCTACAAGTGGCGAACGGTAAGACCATGTTCGTAGAGAGCCTCCTTGAACAAGAATGGAAGTGTCTACTTCTGTTACTTGTGGTGCACTTGTAATTGTTTGGCGTGGTTTTTCTAGATCCATTGTTTTTGTGCTAGATTCCTTTGGTAGCGCGGATAGATAATCCATATTATTACTATAGTTTGGTGTTCCAAACGCGTTCATATTTCTCGTTGTAAGCGGTGTTTGCGTTTTTGTCGAAATAATTGGATTAAATGCGTTGCTTGTGTAAATTGCGGCGGCGAGGGTAAAACATTTGAAAAGATTGTGTGTGTGTGTATGATAAGCCATTATAATTTAACATAATGTTTATTTAAGTAGTTTAAACTAGTAAACAACGCGCTGATTTATATTTAAATTTTTGTGGCGAATAAAATAAATAAATTAAATAAAATAAAACACTATAATACAATGGGGGAAGTTCCTAGATTATCATTAATTGCATTAAACGAAATTAACAAAACCGGTAGAATAGACGATGTTCCGGACCCAATTGTTTTCGAAGAAAAAGCAAATGCCGATAAAGTAATTAAGAAAGGATTATTAAAGGGCTGGAGAAAACATCATAAACCATTGAGAGAACAAATAACTTTTCGCGATGGGAACTTGATGACGCCTACAGCAATGAGAAAACAGTTGAGGAAATATTACGAAGGAGTAAATGATGACCATCATTTTTATCATCCTGGCGCATTAACATTTTTAATAAATTTAAAAAATACGCGTGAAAAAAATTATACAGATGGTTTTGCGGTTCCTTTGATACACGACCACGAAGAAGTTGATGAGTTTTTTCGTGGATTACATGTAGATTATGAGCGATTAATAAACGACACAATAAACGAAATGACAAAAGATGAACTCATAAAATTTTACAATAATGTGTTTTTTAATGATGAAATGTTATGGAGTGATATACCCAAAGAAGACGTTAAACATATAACTAATCCAAGATATTTTAATCAAGGGCAAGTTCATGTTCCTGTATTTGCTGTCGATGGAGCGCTGGCTGCAAAAAAGGGGAAAAAAACAAAAAAAGCAAAAAAGGGGAAAAAAGCAAAAAAGGAAAAAAAAGGAAAGGGAACACAAAAGAATAAATGTATTTAATAACTATAACCAAATCTTAAAAAGTCTTTTTTGTAATTCTTATAAACTAAATCTTTTAATTCTTTATCATATATTTCATTGTAATCCAATTGAGAATTATATGATGCATTTAATGTTGGATAATCATTGAAATCTACATGGTTTTTAAAGATATTTAATTTTTTCAAATCGTGTATTAAATTTTCAAAATAAACAATGTGAAAAGAATTGTCTATTCCTTCATATTGAAAACTTATACCCTTTTTAACAAATGTTATAAATTCGTCTCTATCAAACGCGTGATTTTCGCCGCCTTTATTCCAGAAATAAAATGATAATATTCTGTCGTATGGATTTCTAACAATGGTAAATTTAAAATAGTCGTTTATTTTTTCCCCATACAATTTTTTGTAGTAATCAATGCTGGCGTGTTTAATATCGCATTTTTGATGTTCACATAGAATTTTTATTCCTTGATTTTTTCCTACAGGACTGTTTTTAATTACTACTTCGTTATCAATTAAATCTTTCAAATACAAAGATAATGAATTACCCGAGGTTTTTGGAATATGTATGAATATAAATTTAAGCTTATGAGAAATCATGTGATTTATAAAACTATTCCTTTATATTTTTTATCAAAACATATTGTTTTATAAGTAGATTTTGTATTTGGTAATTTCCTCCGATATGGTAGTGGCGATGGCGGTTCATTTGTTGTCGTGCAACATGTCTGAAACAAAGAATATAATTTCTTAATTAAATACATTTTTATTATACATAAATAAAGAATGTTTTTTCAATTTTAATGATATAAAAAAACTTTATTCATTTAATAAAATGTGTAAAGTATATTCTAAAGAGAGTGTTTTTTTTACAGAATTGTCTGTAATGGGATTTCACAAACAGCAAAAAGAGGTGCGTAATATTATTATAAAAAATAGAAATTATAATACTTGTAGTGGAACCGCATTTATTAAACCATGACGCACCGGAGTAAAATCTCAACAATTACCCGGCGGCAAACAAAACGGCCAACGTTTTTAAATACTAATTATACTTAATGACGAATAAATATTAAAGTATTGTTTATTTTGAAAGGTATTTATAGTTGTATTAGTTCATTTTTTATTATCTTTAATTCGTCGCATAAACCATCCCATAAAATTTGAAAATCTTTGTCAAAATTATTTTTTCTCATTGTTTCTATTAAAGCTATTATGTGTGTATTATCTCTTAGTTCTTGTAAAATATTTAATGTTCCTTTTAATTTATGCATTTCAGACCACAGACTTTCCCAATCATACAAATTGGGTGTTAATCTAATAAAATCATCTACATCTTCTAAAAATATATCTATTATTTCTTGTATATCATCATCTATGTTATACTTTATTGTGGATGAACTTACATAACCAAAATGTTCAAACCAGACTTTAATTATTTTTTCTTTTAACTCATTTGGTGTAATACTGGCCTTCGGTATTATACCATCTGCTCTTTCGAGATACATTTTTCTTTCGAATTGTGTATCGTTTGCAGATCTTATAAAGGTAATGAAATTTTTATCTACTATTGTCTCTTTAAGTTTTTCGCATATAAGAGATCCGGATATCGAACATAACGTTCCATTAACTTTGTAATCCAAATTTTCGTCGCAAATTATTATATGCTTTTGTTTTTTATATTTATTAATATTGTTCAATAAAAATTGGTGAATATTAATAATTTCTTCTTCACCATTGCCTAATGTTTCTATTTGTATACATTTATTTTGTATAGATTCTATTTGTCTTTTTAACATTCGTCGTTGAATTTTTGAGTCGTCTATAATGTATATAAATGTGTCGTTCGGGAATATAAAATGTTTGTAATCCCTTGATTTAATATCTATTTCTACATCGCATTCGAATGTAAATAAGGTGTGATCGCTATTAAATATAATACTACAAAGACCGTTACATAATTTTGCACATGTTTGCATTATCCACGCTCCATCGCCAGACGATATTTTACTATTTTTATTAATTGGGTCTTCTTCGTGTAATCTTATACCTTTATTGAAGATAATATTGGGATTGCTTATCATACGCAATTTATCGTGGTTGATTCCAGGGAAATTTTTTATTGATATCTTTAATTTTTTATTGCTCATTTCGATGCTAATAAAAATGTTTCCCATTTTTTCACCATATTTATTTGCATTAGAAAGGGCGTTTCTGATTATATAAAATAATAATGTAGGATCAATTAAAATATTTGGGAAATCATTAGGATTCAAGAACCATTTGTATCTGTCTCCTTTTATTTTACTTAATAAATCTAAAATGTTTACATTTTCTTTTTTAGGAGTATATTCATTATTTATTATATCTTTGGCCATGACCTCGGATAAAATTGTTTGTAATGTTGTATCTAATTCATATTCTACTTCTGCTAATCTATTAAGTATATCATGATGAAATTCTAACTTATATACATCACTTGTTTTTATAGCATTTATATACATATCTTTTAAACCTAAAATTTGTGATTGTGCTGAAAATAGGCCATTTTTTATTTCATGTTTCATGAAGGAGTTTGCGTCTGAGTCCCTTTTTCTAGCAAGTGTTTGTGTTAATAATTCTTTTTCTGTTTCAAATCGTTTTACACGATCAGTAATATTTCTAATTACTGATAAAGTTTTTGTTCCCATTTTTGAAATACTTATTTCTACGGGTATTCCATTGAGTTTTCCTTGAATTAAAGAATTATTTTTTTTACTGATTGTAAGTTCCAATTTTATTAACTTTATTAATGCTCCTTTAATACAATCATCGTCTACGTAATTTGTTATTTTTTTACCTATAGGATTTTCATCGAATCCAAAATTTTTATATGCAGAGGAAACAAATATAATGTTTGGTAATAGTTCTTGTGAAAATGAACGAATAAGTTCGGGGGAAATGGTTTTGATGTCAATATTGTTTTTTAGTATATGCTGATACAAATTTTCAATACCATCATCAATCATAACCAAATCTTCGCTATTTTCTAATATGAGGTCTAGTTGTTCTTTATCTGGCATATTTGTCGTTATACCAAAAAAATCTAAATATGTATCTGTTTTCTCGTGTAAAATAACATTAACCATTATTTTTTTACCGTTTTTCATAGTATACCATTGTATCATACTGTCTGTTTTTCCTTTTACTACATATTCATTAATATGTGCCAAATAGGTTTTATAATCTGCGTCACATAACATTTCATATAAAATATCATTATTTGCTGTTAATATTTCTTCTTTTGTGTAACCAATTATTTTATAACATCCATTCGAAATTGCTATAAATCCTGATTTATTTTTATAAGTATATTTAATATAATGTCTATATTGCCATACATATGTGGTTTCTACTGAATCAAATAAGGTAACTAAATTATTTTGCCAAATAGTATCTCGGGTATTTTTTATTTTATGTCGCGAATTATCCAATGATTCGTTTTGAGGATTTATTCTTTTATAAAAATTAAACATCGTTCTATTTATAAGCTAGCGAGAACTTTAAATAATATACATATTTTTTATTATAATATAACTCTTGAAAAAGATAATATATAAATCCTGCTTTCATAAAAGGTTTGAGAAAAAAATAATATATTTTACTTTTCGTAAACCGGTTCACAAGCTTGTGTTTTATTTATATGGGTCAAATTGATGATTAAGTTATTGTTTCATTAAGTGGGACAACTATTATTGAAATTATTTGTTGTTTGTTATTTAAACCTTCTATAACTATAGAAGTATTAACGTTTGTGTTTTCTACCATGTTTGCGTGAATAGGGCTTATGGAATTTTTTATTTTAAAATAATATTTGTTATATTTTTCAGTTATTGATTGTCTAATTTTCTTTATAAAAGATTTCGTTTCTTTTTTTGCACACGAATATTTGCAACATAATATGTCGTATACAAAGGCCAATAAATTTGCTGTAAATATACAAACAATAAATACAAGATCGCGATAAAGTAAACAGCAAACACAAATAATATTTTCCGAATATTCGTTTTTGTTACACATTTTAATATTAAAAGTCAATACACAGCTGACTAAGAAAATAAAAACACAAATCCATGATATAAGCATCCACGATGGTGGATTGTTATATTGAATATCGGGTGTTAATGTAGAATTTGTTTCATTTATATTCGATGTTAGTTCGCGAGAATAAACATGTATCATTTTAATTTCTATTTGATATAAGAATTAAATCAATTTTATAATATCAATAAAAAACAATATAATACAATATAATACAATAATGCTCCCGGGCGGGCTTGAACCGCCGACCTTCGGCTCATAAGACCGATGCTCTAACCAACTGAGCTACAGGAGCGTATAATCCATAATAACCTAGCTTATTACTGGATTTGCGGAGGTTGTATAATTAGTTAATAGTTCACGATTAGTTATAAAAGAGACATGTCGCTATTAATAATTAAGTTTATTGGACCCGCCATCCATGCTCCCGGGCGGGCTTGAACCGCCGACCTTCGGCTCATAAGACCGATGCTCTAACCAACTGAGCTACAGGAGCGTATAATCCATAATAACCTAGCTTATTACTGGATTTTGCAGCGATTAACCGGTTACTGCTACCCGCGCTATAAAATTAATATGAGATTATTGTTTCAATTTTATTGGGCGGGTCCTCTAGGCTATTGTTCTTTCTAGTGAAAGTGTAAATTAGGATAGATTTTTTGCATTAAAATATTTTTTGTTGTGGTTTTGATATCAATATTTGAAACATCAAGTCCAAAGTTTTTGCAAATGTAATACAAATCTGTAATAGAGTGGTAGCGTTTACAAGGCATTATGCGTCTATTTGCTTCATATTTTAATTTCCTGTTGCTGTTTTTTTGTTTGGCTTTATCTGCCTTTGAAAGATATTGAATGAATCCACAAGAATAATTATCGTGCTGCGAATACCAAAATATATCTTTATAAACATGATTTTTCTTTAAGGGTCTGTATGAATATACTATGTTTCTACGCGGCGGTTCTTCAAACAATGCTCGTGATTTGGCGTAATTTGTTCTTTTTTGTATTTCTTCAAAGACACTAAGTTTCCAATATATATGGTGAACCCGATCACGATTTTCGATCGGTAATCCGGTTAGCCAAATGTCATAAATAGTTTCTACTAGGCTTTGCCTAACTGAACTAGCTTTTGTAACGATGCGCAGGAATTCATTGAATGTAACTGCGATACGTTGAGATTCATCTAGATTTAAATAAATGTAACATTTCACTTTTAAACTATCATATTGAACTTTATCAATATATCTCCATTCAGGAAAATATTTGTATATTCCTTGGTGACGAGGATGTTCTCGTTCTTCGTGCAAAACAGTGACGAATCTTTTATAAGACGAACATGCCGAAAGATTAGGACATTTTTCATTTTCTTTATTAATTTTCTCATAAGCATTATTAATCGCGGTCGACATCATAGTGCTTATAGGATTGTTGAAATATTTGTAGATATCATATTTCATTTTTTTTATCGGCAATTTGCTTATGATACTGTCGTGTTCGGGCATACAATAAGGGATGCTGTAACGCCAATCGTTGGACATATTACAGGAGATTCTTATTGTTGGACAGCGTATATTCTTTTACTTGTCCCCTGAAATTTTATTCAGACGAATAATATTTTCAATTTTTATAACAACAAACATATTGCTTTAATGCTGTATTAATAAAAATTAATAAAGCATTAATAAAACAATTAAATTAGGAGATTGGGTTTATTTTTTTTCAGGTTTTTCCTTAGGGAAGTATTTCATTAAATTCATGTTTTTTAAAATTTTGCATTTGGGGTGTTTTTTTATTGTTTGCTTATATGCAATATCCAAAATTTCTTTTTTATTTTTCATCTGTTTTGATTTTTTCTTGTATTTGTGAATTGTTTTTTTAATATTATTTCTAAAATGTTGCTTACATTTTGCTTTTGTTTTTGCTTTTTTTTTGGCTTTTGTTTTTCTGCCGGCCGGAGCGGGTTTGCTTTCATCTGGTTCTACTACTGGTTTTGTTATTTCCGGTTTTATATCGATTGCTTCCTTTAATAACTTTTTTTTACGCAATGAATTTTGAATTACATATATTAAGTAACTTGTTTCAAGCCTATCCGCATTTTGAACTTTTTCATAAAATTTTTTTACTCTTTCATCCGAGTAATCATACAAGTCAAATCGTTCTTTTGGTGGCTTTAAGTTTATTTTTGATTGCATTAATGTTATAAAATCTGCTTTTATTTCAGGAATATCATTTACTCTTGGATTAAAATCTCCACTTGATGATGTATCGTTTTTTATTATTGATTTTTCTATACTTTTTTTAGATATACTTTTTTTTGGATTAACTGTCTCGACTAGAGGCAGATCCGATGGCTTTCTAGAAACCGAAGTTCTTCCGCCAATTTGGGGTGCAGAAAGTGTCTCTGTTAGTTCATGTGCTTGATTGAATAAACTTAGGGTTAATTTATAATTTTCTGTATCGATATTTTGACTGTCAAACATATCAGGTACCACCTTTTCATCAAGACGTATTTTAATACCATTACTAACCGTGCCAAAAGGAGACCTTAATCTAAAGGTGGCCGGGGCGCCGTCGGCGCGGGCTCGGCCGGTTCTGTAATCTGGAGCAAATTTTCTTTCTAAAAACCCCCTAGTATATAATTTCTTCTGAAGGTCAATATTATTGCTTGTTATATCAGCACTATCTATCATTTCGCGGATACCTTCTTTAATCTTAGTATCATCGCCTTCTTCGGATATCTCAAAGACTGCCTTTAATATACATCTAATATCTCTAATTTTAGCTAGGGTAAAAGCTGTTTCATTTGAATATCTAGTAATAAATGCTCTTCTATCTGGAGATGGTGGAGCTGGATTACTTAAGAAAACACCGAGTGGGTCTCGCGAGCTTCCACCGGTCGGCGTTTCTAGATGGAAATAATTGTCTAAATGCTTTATAGCAGTTGATAGTGCGTCACGTAATCCATCGGCTAGCATTGTTGTAGGGAAGGATTTATCATCAATGAATCCTCTATAGATTAAATGATCTTTCAAACTCTTCGTTGGATGAGTTCCTTCATTATGATATACTACTAAAAACTCATATTGCGTATGATCATTATTTAATATACTTTCTGGGGTTACTTCTTCTAATCCAGAATCGGCGTCATTCATCATTGACACGGCTAAATAAGTTAACTTTTCCATTAAGTTGTAAGATCTTTTAAAAGTTTCCGAATACGGACACATGTATCGACCAACTCGGTTATCTAGTGTAGCTCGTGATATTAAATTGCGATCTATTGTAAGTAATACATTTTCATCATTAGGGTGCAAATCCATTTGTAAAATATGCGATTGATCGCCCGAATACTTCAAAAACATGCAAATTTTATTAAAAAGTAGTTTTTTATCAGCTTCGGTCTGATTTTCTACTGGAGTAGTATTTTTATAATAAATATAATAATCTTCCTGTAACTTCTTCAAAAAATATATATGATGTTCTTTCGCGGACGATTCGCCGCCATATAATACCGCTCTAATTGCTTCATTTGATAATGAATATTCTACATCTTCGTTTATGTTAGGTAGTCTCACTGTTATAGTGCTTTTTTTCGCCGCGGGTATATTGGATTGAAACGTCAATGTTTGCAAATAGCGTTGTATTTTTTGTTTATTGGAGTTTTTACTGCAATAGACAAACATTTCATCTAATAAATAATGCCAGTAGTGCTTTCCCTCAAATATGAAGTTGAGTGTCTTTGTATTATTACCCATACTTGCACTATCAAAAAAGTTATTTTGAGACGGGACTTTACTCATGTTTCTCCCTTCAAAAGGGCTAAAAATTGTATCAATTGAAGGTGCATTGGTGGGACTTATGTCAAGATGTAAAATCGTTTTTAACGGGTTTAAACCAGGAATTTCATTGGTATATGCCATAGCGGTATTTATGAATTGGTTAAATTGTGGTGTTGGGTTTCCGCCTAGTGTATTTTTTTTTACTGCTATTATTTGAAAATATTCAGCTTTAGCGGCTGCACTATTTTTCAAAATATAAGTAAGTATCGTATCTTCAAGACATTGGGGAGTAGTGGAATTACTTATTTTATCGTGTTTATTATCTTCGCCTTGAGTTATACAAGAATCATTTTCTTGATTTTGTTTAATACCAGGACAAGCACTCTTATGAGTAGCTTCTACATCAGGTTGAAGACTCATTTTATATTATTGCAATATTTTTTTTCATGAAATATCGCCTCCTTTTAAAATTAATTTTATTGAATTCAAAATTTGCATTTAGGATGTTTTTTCTTTGTTTGACTATACGCTATAGCCAACGCCTGTTTTCTATTTTTAATCCCTTTTGTTTTTTTCTTGTATTCGCGCATCGTTTTTTTAATCTTATTTCTCAAATATTGTTTGCATTTTTTGGTGGGTTTAGATTTAGTTTTTTTTCGCCTTTTCTTGCCTGCTTTATTTTCTCCTACTGCATCGTCGTCGACTTCGTTTTTCAAATTATTAATTTTTACTATTCTTTCTACATCTTTACGTAATTTTTCCGCATATCCACCTACATCATCTATTTCATCATGTAATCTATTTGTTTCTTCATTATATGCTTCAAGAAAACTTACCATTTTATCTTCTAGTCTTTCAATCCTTTTTTCATTAGTTTTCGAAAATTCATTTAATAACCGAACCTCTTCTCTTAATCCCGAGGACTCCGAGTCGTACGCTAATATTAAATTGTGAATAGTATCTATTTTTTCAGAATCTTTTTTTGTAAAATCAATCCGAGCGTCAGGTGAATTCGCAGACATTTATTATATCACAATATTAAAAAGGATTTTGAGAGGTGGTCACCTAAGCTTCTATTTTTTCAAATCATCGCCAAATGAAAGAAATTGATAATCTGGTGACAAAAAGCACACCGCACCTAATAACCCTAAAGACACCAGATTATCATTTTGATGACGTCATTGGGTATTTTTTTCGACGCCAATAATCTCCTAACAATCATAACGTTGGCAATCGCAGCCAAAACCTCTTGTCTATATTTACACCACTGCATTAACATATCTTCATCACACCATGGATTATTATACGCACAATCATAATCATACAAAAACTCTACTATTTCTTTTCTTTTTTTGATTTCGTATACATCAATTTCTTTATCCAGGTGACAAAAAACCCAATTCCATCGCATAAAATTCATAGACCACGTCCTTTCACGCATATACTAATATAGCTTTATATTCTCTCATTATTTCAATAGTTGTATTGTAGCAATTTCTAGTATATAAACGTAGAATGGTAGTGTTTGACACCGCTTTTCTAAATAAAAAATATTCAAAAATAAATTCAAATGCCAATAAATGTACCAAAGTGTCACTTTGTTTTTAGGTGCACCATGAAACCCGTCTATTATTTTAAAAGAAATCGTTTTTCCTAATGTTGCGAACATTTCGTCATTATTACATATTTTACAATGGTCATTATACAAAACAAGGCAATTAATTAATGCTAATGTTCTATCTAAGTAAATCATCTGTTTATTTTCCGGATATGTCCAAATATAAAATGAAAATCCGGATTGCAAAACAAGCAATATCCTTCCTGTAAACGAATAATTTGTTAACATTAGACTTAATATAAAAAAACTCATACTTGATACCTGAGCATACTTGTATGAATAAAATCTTGATCCGAAATTTAAATACATAAGATATTTATTTTTTTATAATTATCTTATTAATTTTAAATACATTTTTGGCTCCTATTTTTTCCAACACTTTTTGTCTATTTTTAATGTTTTACATCGCTTTGTGCTTGGGACAATATTAATTACTGTCTTTGTTTTTTTATGATTTTTGAATGCAACCGAACATCCGTCTTTTTTAGTTTTACGTGTTTTTGATCCACATCGCGATCGAAAATGTTCATACCTTTCCTTTACTACATTATATGTTAATCCAGAATCTTTTCCCAAATATTTATTGATTTTTTCGTGCATACAATAAATATATCTTGAAAATGTTTTTCGGTTTTTCATAGCATTATCAATTGGGTTTTTTTCTAAATGATTTGTTAAATTATCCCTACATGTTTTACATGGCAATATATATTTGAGATCATGAATGAATCTTTTGTAATCTCTTTTTTGTTTTTTTGTAGGGTTAACTGGGTAATTAAAACTCATCAAATGTAAAAAATGCCATAGAGGTGGTCCCCATACTGTTGTTAACATTCCGTTGTTGCTGTTATAATCTTCCTTTTTATACTTCATCTGGTATATATATACATATTTTTTTTTTCTTTTTCTTTTTCTTTTTCTTTTTTTTATCATTTTTCTTTTTAGTCGCGGCTTTTGATTTTTTTTTAGTTTTTTTTGCCATGACTAATTCGTCTTGTTCCCATAGTTCTTCGTCATTATCATCTTGTATTGAATCGCGAGCATGTCTTGTTCTCCAAGAGCTATAACCTCTAGACGCGGGTCTAGCTCTTATATCTCCACTAGAAAATCTAACTTGAGAAATTTCTCCGCCTGTATTTTTTCTTGTAAGTTTTTTAAGACAGTCGCTTTTTGGCTGCACACTAGTGTCATTTGTATCAAAAAATATAATAGGTTTAACACTTTGGGGAATGCTAGCAGACATTTTTTTATGTATAGCTTGATTTTTTAAAAATTCTTTATGGGCTTCCATTACTTCTTCGGGAGGCAATAATGGTTTTGGGGGGCTTACTTTCAATCTAATAATGTTGTTTTGCATTGCTATATTATATAATAATATTTATATTTAGTCAACTATTATATAATCTGCTGTAATTATTTGTTGATGTGAACTAATTTCATTTGCTATCGGTATTGAATTTTTTATCACCGTAAAGGTTTTGTTTTTTTTCATTTTAATAATTTCGGCAACTATCCAGGGTTTTAGATCGTTTACTGGTATTTTATTAATTGAAATAAGACGTGAACCTATTAAATTTGGGATTTTGCATGTGTTTTGTTGGGATGCAAATATTGTTAATCCTAAATCGGGTTCTTGTTTTAGATAAATTCCTAGCTCGCCATTTGGAACTGGTATTGTTGTTTTTTTAGCGGCCATTTTTCTTATATTAATTTATATAAAAATATTATAATAAATAATAAAAATATGCAGCCGCGAATTACAAAAGGAGATAAGATTTTAATGTCCGAAATAATACACAAGATGTTTGGTAATAAAGCAAAAAAAATGAACAATTTGAAAGATCTTTTTATGAATATTGACGATTTTAGTGTAATAGATTTTATAACTTTTTTTGAAAACATAGAAAGAATTTATATTCGTCATAAAAAACACCAAATAATAAAAGTTTTGCAATTAAAAAGACGTAACTTAAAAAAAATATTGGAAACAATATCTGCATATAAAAATATTCCTCACGAAATTCAAAGTCAAATATTTGGATATTCTTTGTGATTTATTTTTATTTTTGAAAATTGAAATTTTTTTATTAACTTTTAATAGTAAGTTTGAAAAAGTATGTTTACAAAAACAGAAGTTATGTGTATGAATTCAAATCCTTTATTAAAAAATTGTATTGATATTGTAGAGAATACTTTATGTAGCGAAGGATTTTATCGCATATACAAGAAAAAAAATGAAATACGCTTTTTGGCGATACCAAATGATATGCCGATAAATAATGATTTGTTGGCACAAATAGAAAATAGCACTGTTCAAAAAATACATAACAATAAAATTGGACTTTGATATCATATTATTTCTAGGCACACGGATAATATTCATCGAAATTTGTCATAATTTCATTTAGTCTTTTTTTTTGATTTGCAGATAGTGAAGACACGTCGATTTCGTCTAACAAATGTTCGAAAAAATCTTCGAAAGGTTTTTTCTTAGACCATATGGGCATTGGATTGAGTGAAGATAAAATATCTTCGCGGTTAAATTGTTTCCTAAAATGTAATTGCTGTTGTAAAATTCGCATATAGACTAACGATTTTCGTCTGATTATTTTCTTATTATTCTCTACTTCATGTTGTAGTCCTTTACATGTATGCTTTAATGAATAATATATATCATTCCAATCCATATATCGTGTAGTTAAATACAACAATTCACTATGCAAATAATTCAACATTTTCTACTACAATTTATTTATATAAGTTTTTTGGTTCAATTTTTGGAGGTTAAATATATCCTTTAAAAATTGAATATATATATGCAGTTTTTTGTAACTTTAGTAACAAAGACCACATACATCTTATATCATGTATGATCTATCGACAGACCTTGTGCGAGAAATTTACTCTTATGACGATACATATAGAGTGATGTTTAATTGTGTTGTTGAGCAACTTGAATACAAATCTCTTAATCATAAACGCGTAGATATGTCGATTACGCGTGAAGATGTAATATTGTTCATAACAATTATTGCTATTGGACTGTATATTTTCATTGACGAACATTTAAATAAACTTTAATGAAACTCGTTAATTAATATTAATATTTATTATCAGTTAAATGTATTACATGAGCAATTTGATAATTATAGGGGCAACAAGTAGCATATGCAGAAATAAAGTATTTCATAATTTAAGTACAATAGACGTTTTTGAAAAAATATATTGCTACGGATGGGAAAATTGGAACACTGACAATCTTGTTTTTTATTTATTGAATGAAGTTAATGGGGACGTATCTAATATAATTTCCAAAGTAGAATTCATTCAAGGCGATTACAATGATTATGAGTGTTCGTTGTTAAATATTATTAATGATAAGACAATCATATATGTTTCTACTCCACCATGTTGTTATTATCAAATCTTAGAATTTAATAAAACATTATCAACAAAAGGTCTACGAATAGTATTCGAAAAACCGTTTGCTAATAATTATGAGGATTATAAAAGACTGAGACCATTAATAAAGCCTAATGTTTATATTGTTGATCATTTCATGTATAAAGTTGATATTCTTGATCTTGTTGATAAATATAAAAATTCTAATATAGAAAATTTTAAAATATCATTTTTATATTCGGAGGGCGTAGAACATCGTTTGGGATATTTTAATAAAACTGGTCTTTTTAAAGATATGTTTCAATCGCATTTTTTGGCGGTTTTATACAGTATAATTGGCGACAAGCTCGAGGACTTATTGAAATGTCAAATAACCACAAATATTCGGAAACAATATGCAAATTATGGTGGAGATTTAGATATTGATACTTATTTTTGCATTGAAATGAAAGACGAAAACTGTAACTATATTTTTGAATCCGGTAAATGTTGTCCGGATAAAAGGTGTGTATTTATAAATAATAATGAGTATATCATTAATAGTTATGAAAATGAATATAGTTTGTTTTTTGTCACCTTGTTGGCAAATAATCATTGTAATTTGATGGATTGCCAAGATTTGTTTTGGAGAATATATCATTTTATACAAGATGAAAAGTGGCGCGCGAACCTAATTGATGCTAAATATTAGGCTCATACGATTATTTGTGTAAATTCTATTTCCAGCGATTGATTTACACGTGTTAATCTGTATGGAACTTGTGATGTTATTGTTTCATTTATTGTTGTTGTCTTGTTAAAGTTTGTGTCAATAATGTTAATAGTTTTGTCCATGGATTTTGTTCCAAGTTGATCTAAATTGTATGTGAATATTAATTCGCTTTGTTTGCTTGTAATCGGTGCAAAACTGACATCTATTGTCCCGTAGAATAAGGTTGTGATGTTGTAATTGTATGATAGATCGCTATAATTAGTATGAACATGATCTACGGTATATGTTAAGGTAGACCCGGTTTGTTTTGTGAGTAACTTGTTTGTTGGGGCGGTTATTACTGGGTCTATATAAACGACATTTATTAGCAAATCTTTGGTATAAACTATATTTTGAGAGCCATATATTAATTGGAAATTTAATGCAACCGTAACTGACGTAGTTTCCAATATGGAAATTTCTTGAACGTTGTTAGAGAGGTCCAATGTAAATAGACCATTTCCTGTATGGGTCATGCTTGAAAAGTATTCAGACGAACTTGTTACAACTATATTTAAATCGTTTATTCCAAATGGGAGGAATGCAATATTATTTGATAAATCAAAGTCGTGGGCTAGAGTATCATTTGAAATGTCCACCAAATCTCCAGTAAATGTTGGAGTAACATAGTTGATAGAAAATTGTTTAATTGTATTTGTAGTTGTTATGTTTTCATATGCGTCTTTGAAATATCCACTTGGAATGTTTATTTCATATGTTCCCGGGGATAGTGTTAGTGCTACATCATTTGTTAAAGACGTTATTTGGTCTGTTGTTAAATTCTTTATTGTAGGAATATTTAATTGAGTAATGCCTTCATCTACCATTCTAATAAATGGTATAGGTGTTCCATTATTGAGCTCAATTAAATATGTTGTCGCGGATAGTGTTGGTGTTAGGGTGATATGTCCGGTGGATTGATTTGGCGAAAATGGGGTATCGTTTACTATTTCTACTTGTGGTGGCATTACATCTTCTGGTTCGGGTTCTGGTTCGGGTTCTGGTTCGGGTTCTGGTTCGGGTTCTGGTTCGGGTTCTGGTTCGGGTTCTGGTTCGGGTTCTGGTTCGGGTTCGGGCTCAGGCTCTGGTTCGGGCTCAGGCTCTGGTTCGGGCTCCGGTTCAGGCTCTGGTTCTGGCTCGGGCTCCGGTTCAGGCTCTGGTTCCGGTTCTGGTTCTGGCTCCGGTTCTGGTTCAGGCTCGGGCTCTGGCTCAGGCTCTGGCTCAGGCTCAGGCTCTGGCTCTGGTTCAGGCTCAGGCTCTGGCTCGGGTTCGGGTTCTGGTTCGGGTTCGGATTCGGGTTCGGGCTCTGGTTCCGGCTCAGGCTCTGGCTCGGGTTCGGGTTCGGGTTCGGGAACAAGATCATCATTCAAAACCAAGAAAATATTTTTATTTTCTATTTCTTCTGTTCTACTATTAAATTGATATCCAATCTCATAACTAGTTATACTGCTACTAGATGTTACTTCTACATATTTATTCAATCCTGGAAATATTAATGATGTCGAAGTCATGTTTTGTGAATTGGGTATTTGATGGGTTTGTATTTCTGTCCAAAGTTCTAGCACTGTTTTACCTCCAATAGAACTATCCATAGCATTTGGTAATTCATATTCTTCTAAGACTCGCAGGTCTTTTCTATAAATTCCATTCAAACTATTGTAACCACTAATATCTAACCATTCTTGTTGTAAGGTCTCCCATGATGGATTTATATTCCAAATAACATAAGGATCAAATACAAAAATTATATCTGATTCGGGTTCAAATTCGGGTTCGGGTTCGGGTTCGGGCTCTGGTTCTGGTTCTGGTTCTGATTCAGGTTCCGGCTCAGGCTCGGGTTCAGGTTCAGGTTCTGGTTCTGGTTCAGGCTCGGGTTCAGGCTCAGGTTCAGGCTCGGGCTCAGGTTCGGGTTCGG